GTAGAATAATAGAAAAAACCCTTTTTTACGGTTTTAAACCCTAATAGGGGAGGTCTAGGCTATTATTACCCTAGACCTAGTGTGCATGTGCACATTCTACCCCACATAAATGAAAAAAAAACCCATACTACGCCACATGAATATTAATATTAAATACCTTTGTACTTGCTTCAAATATCTTACTATCAACTATGGAATGGGTGTTAAGCGATCAAGAGCCTTCTGTTTCACCCTCAATAATCCAGGTCGCACAGCAGAGTCCTCCCTGGAGTCCCTCTCGTACGAGTACCTCACCTTCGGTAGAGAGAAAGGAGAGTCTGGGACTCCCCACTTGCAGGGATATATTTACTTCCCGAATGCCAAATCTTTACAGTCCGTACGGAAGCTTCTACCGAGGTGCCACGTTGAGCCAGCCAAAACCATATCGGCAGCCATCGAATATTGTCACAAAGACGGTGACTTCGTCGAATTTGGACGTAGACCTATCGACCCTAAAGCCAAAGGAAAGCTTGAAAAAGAACGTTGGGATTCAGTCTGGGAGCACGCAGTTGCCGGTGACATCGAGTCCATCCCCACCGACGTCCGAGTACGATATTATGGAGCCTTGCGAAGGATTGAGCGAGATTACATGGTCAAGCCCGGAGACCTTGATGCCCCATGTGGAACATGGATCCATGGTAAATCGGGCGTCGGGAAAAGTTTTTCCGTACGCGCTCTATTCCCAGACCTCTATTCGAAGAATTCTAGCAAATGGTGGGATGGTTACCAGAAGGAGGACACTGTACTCTTTGACGACCTTGGAACAGACCAGGTTGGGTGGATCAGTAGATTCCTCAAAATCTGGCCCGACCAATATCCATTCATCGCTGACATTAAAGGCGGGTCGGTTTGTATTCGTCCCCGACGATTTATTGTCACCTCTCAGTTCACTATTCGGGAATTGTTTACCGATCAAACAACAATTGACGCCCTTGAACGAAGATTTGTAGTAATAGAGCGGCTTAACCGCGAAGAAGAATTAATTATTAAATAAAAAATTTAGCTTAGGGTTTTTAGTTAGGGTTTTTAGTTAGGGTTTTTAGGGTTTATTAGGGTTTTTAGGGTTTAAAATAAAAAAAGCATTTATGGGTTGGTTGTTTTCCAATAAGGTAAAATCTTTATTATGCAACATTAGTTGCCGCGAATATATTGACGGGTTTCCCGTCTTCGTCATTCAATTCCCAAACAGTTGTAGGAGCTGTTCCGGAAATTTGGTTAAGTTGATAGGTGTTCTTAGGTACTTCTACAGGACATCCTTTAACAGAGTATTTGTAAGTGGATACGCCAACTATCTTGGAAGGTGCGTATCCGACTAATGTAGCGGGTCCATGAGTTTGTGTAGCGTCAAAATCTACAGGGGTTCCTCGCATTACACCCATGAAATAGAACGTACAATCTTTGATTGCTGCGAAACTAAACATGGTAGAAATATCGACAATTTTGTTGATCTTATATCGCCAATTAAACCTAGCAGTAAGTCCAGCAGCCATTTCTATGGTTACTTTGCCTCCTAGTTTCCATCTGTCAGATAAGTATTTGCCTGATGGTACTGCATTTGGCATGTGATTGTTTACATTCGCTGTGCCTCGATTTCCAGCCTGTTCGTCTATTCCAGTCTCCCAACAGGTGTCTGGTGCTGTAAGAACTTCCATATTCTTCTTAGCAATGTACATATAAATTGTCATTACCAAATTTGATTGTTCTTGATTAGTGAATTCCAGTGTTCCAGAAACATCTCCTAATATTGTACTACCAGTCAATGTTTGGCTAGATAGTTGTGGATCCAAGGCCGTGAAAGCTGCCGGCCCATTTACATACCCGCTTGAAGCTACTATCTTCATAGCTACAGAATCATGGTAAACCGGCCAAGTAAATATCTTTTGTCGGTTTAGTTGATTAGTTCCTGGTACTGTTCCAGTACTTGAAGCGAAAGAAAAGACATTGGCGTATTCTAATGTGGACCATTTCGGATATGCTGTTCCCTTTCTGTATTTCGGTTTCGGATTTAGGGTTTTATATAAGCGATAGCGTTTAATTCCTGAATCTCCTTCGCCGCTGTTAGCCATCTGCTTGCGAAGTCTCGTTCTTGAAACGGCTTTGCCTCGTAATCTGGATTTTGGTTTTGCAAAATTACGATTTGATTTGTTTAATAAAGTCTTTGCCATGCTATAAGCTTTTTTGCCTGAGTCGTAGGCCAATCTGGCCTTTTTGACATTTTCAGGCGTTATTTGTTTGAGTACTCTTCGGTATCCGTTGTATAAAGACATTGTAGAATAATAGAAAAAACCCTTTTTTACGGTTTTAAACCCTAATAGGGGAGGTCTAGGCTATTATTACCCTAGACCTAGTGTGCATGTGCACATTCTACCCCACATAAATGAAAAAAAAA